TGCCATTGCCTTTAATGCTTGACGCTGGCGTTGAAGGATTCCATCTAAGCGCTTGATATTGTTTGATATATCCTTGGAAGATTTGGCTGCCATTTAGCGAAGCCCTCCAAGTTCTTGCATCAAAATTGTGTAAGCATCTGAGGCTTGGTATGTCTTTGCCTCTGCTGTTTGGGATAACTGGTCTGTGATGAATTGCTCTTCATCTACTCCACCAGTTGTAGTACTAAATCCGTCACCGGATACGTTTATTGAAGGCTGTCTCTTCTGCTGAGTATTAACTAACTTTGTATATTTTTTTCTCTCAGCTGCTGTAAGTTTACGTCCTAGTAAATCCTCAGCAATTGAATCAAGAACCTTGGCTGTTTGGCTTGGGCTAGTGATGTATGTCTGAGTTGTAGAAGTACCTCCACCACCAGTTCCACCTTCTGCAATAGCAGCGGTAAGGACATCAAAGCGCTTTACTGGAGTTGTTGAACCAATGAGTTTATTGAGAGCAACTTGGGATCTGTACTGTTCTTCCAGCTTAACTAAAGAGTTGTAGTACTTAACGTTAAAGGTAGATGATACTTTACCTGACCATAGGCCAGCAGCTTTTAACTGTTGAGCTAACGCCAAGCGTGCCTCAGCAGAGCCATTTGCTACGTCTCTAGCAAAGACGTCAAGTGTTACTTCTTCAGCCATTTGTATCTCCAATTAACGAGGCAAACATTGTGTTGTACGCACTCATAGTATTTTCGTTTGCCTTAGCAAGTTCACGCAATCTAACGATTGCATCATCTTTCATAAATGAAACAAGATTGCTTGTTCCTGAAACCCCTTGTAATGCTTCACGTTGCATCTTATATTGGTCATAAGTATCCAACATTGCTTTAAGTGATTTCTGAATAGGACCACGAACTGTTACAGTCTTATCATTGAGCAGATCACGCAGATCGTTTAGAGCGTTTTGACGCTCAATGGCCTTCTTGCCACCTTCTGCTAGTTCTTCTTGAACCAACGGACGACCAGCCTTGAAGACCTTTGCCCACTCTGTAAACTCTTTACGAGCAAGAGTACGTTCAAAATCTGTGACCATACCTTCAAGAGAAGACTCGTATTCGTTCTTCTTTGAGTAATACTTCTGTAGATCTGATGCTGTCTGTACCTCACGTAGGTAGTCATCTACACGCTTGTTGTACTTTAAGCCCATATCCTTCATAGTCTTGTAGGCATCCCAAGAGAAGCCTGACTTATTAGGTATCAAGAAAGCAGCACCCTGTGGGTATCTTTCAAACAAGTCCTTATTCTCATCAACAAACTGACCTGATTCTTCTGCATACTTGATAATAGCAACTGTCTTCTTTTCAGACTCAGGTATGGTAAATGGAATCTCATTAGGGAATAGTTCAACCCACTTAGTCATAGCTGCGTCGTAGTCGCCTGGATACTGGTCAAGTAAACTGTTCCAAGCCTGCTTGAAGTTTGCCTTACCGTTGTCGCTAATCCATTGGTCCATATCAGCTTTAAGCTGTACAGATGGAGATGCCGGAGCAAAGAATCCAAAGACAAAACGTGTACCTAAGATACCTATAACAGTGTTCTTAACACGTTGACGGTACTCTTCTTGCTCCGCAATTGTCGGAGGAATTAGGTTTCCTGTTTCATCATACTTTTCTTTAAGTCCGTGACCACCTGCTTCTAGGTAAGTAACGGCTTTACGCCAAGCAGATGCGTACTGTGAGTCACGCTCATCTGTATTCATTACTTCATACAAGCGGTTTATGTGTGCTGGCAAGAAAGAAGATACAAAGGAACGATCTACAGCGTACTTACCAAGGGTTAACTCAGTAATGTGATCTGCAGCACCAGGAGCACCAGCAACATCTACGATGTTTGCGATAACGTTAAAAGATACGCCAGCTAATGGACCTGAAAATGTAGGAATCAGAGAGTCTTGGTTTAGAGATGGTGTAAGCATCTTGACCTGAGCACCAAATTGCACTGGAAATGGTGTCTTAAACTCTGCAGGAATACCCATTGTTGTCATTGCAGTGCGAACTGCAGCGTAAATTGGTTCAATACCTGGGTACACGAAGTACTTTTCGCCTTGATCGTCTTCTTGAATCCAACCATTATGGCTAATGCCATCATATGTAATGGCTGCTTTACGAATAGCCATTGGGTTGTACCTAACGGTACGGTACATACGGCGATAAAAGTCTTCAGTAGCGCGATAGAAACGTGAGAAGTTACGAGCACCAAAGGCTAACTGTGTACGAACAAGTGGATTATCCACATATTCAATTACTTGCGATACCGCACGCTCTTCAACTATCTGTGCAAACTGACGTTTTGCTGCAGTTGTTGCTTGCGCTATCTTCTTTGGATCAGTTTGATCCACTTTGCTAACTACTGAATTGATATAAGCAGCTTCAAAGCCACTATCTTTCATTTGCTTGCGGATACTGATGATTTCATTAAAGACCATAGGCTGACGTGATAGACGTGCGTTAGCCAAACCTAGCCAACTCCAGCCCTTTGTCATTAAAGATGCTGTTACATTGCCTGAATCTGAGATAGGAACAAGGGCAGGTCCAAGAACATAGGCTGGAATATCTGCATCATCTAGGTTAGATACATCATCTAAAGATAACTTGCCAGATATTACGTACTCACCTTGGTCGTTGGTTGTACGAATTTTATTAAGTAGTTCTTCGTTAAGCTCTTTGGCTGCATTTGCTGTATCGCCACGCTTTTCAAAGATTTCTGCAGCACGATTGTAAACAATCTCAGCGTGTTGCTTCTCATCAATACCACGAGCAGCAAGTTGTGCCTCTGTGCGGAACCCTGGATTCTCTTTCATCCAGTTCATAATCTTTGCTATAGCTTCTTCTCTACCTTTTGCTGTATTACTAAGGTTTGCTACCGCAATTGCACCTAATTCATCATTGGCATAGTAGTTAATACGCATAAGCCAAGTAAGTAAAGCTGCTTCATCTTGATTACCTAAAGCACGACCACGATATACACGGTCACTTTTAGCTATTCCGTATTTTGCAGCCTTAGGCTCGTTAATAACAAGTGCTTCGCTACGAACACCGTGTGAACGTGTGAATATAGTTGCTCTTGTTACAAAGTCTCCGCCAGTTGCAAAGTTGCTTGCACCTTCAGAAACAATAGACATAGAATTTTCTAAGTTTCCATAGATAAGGTGCTCCGCAAGGATGCCTGCCTCTTCTTCAAACATAGGCTTTAAGCCCATTCGCTCACGCAGGCGATTAACGCGACCTGATGTAAGAGCAGTAGCCATAATTCTACGTGTCTGCTCTGTGGCAGATACAGTAGTTACGCTTTTTAGTTCATCAATCTTTGCTTCAAGAGAAGCCTTTGTGGTTGGATCTGTAGAAAGTTTAATCTGCTCACGTAGTGACTTGATCTCTTCACGTGCAGTTACGATAGCATCATCAATGCCTGAAATCTGTGCTTCAAACTTAGCAGCTTCATCCTTATTAAGGATACGAAGCATTCCACCGAGTGGACTTTCTGACCAATTCTTAGATGCTCTTGCACCTTCTAGCGCTGTGTTTACACGAGTTGAAAGATAACGGCTTTTAGCAAGACCCCAAGGGCTACCACCAATAGCAAGGTGAACCATAAGGTCCTCAGATGCATTACGAATAGCATAACGTGGACCAGCAAGGGTTAAGAAAGACCAATAACCGGTCATATCATCTACCCACTTTTTATTGGATAGTCCCCACATCCTGCCTATTAAACCTGAACGTGCTGCTGCACGATCAATGTCTACTAAACTAGGTGTAGTCATAAATCTGTTGTAGTCAGATGGAAGAGCACCAATGTCTTGAAAGTCATCAGCAAAGTTTCCTACTGAAAACTTAGAGTCACCTTTAGTGACAGTCTGGTTAACAATCTTTTGACCAGCTTCAGTAAGGTTTAGGCCACGGGCTTCTGCGATAGTTCCCCAGATTCCCTTAACCATTTCTTTGCGCTCGCCGATATCGGTAATAGCTTCAAATGTTTCTGCAAACATCTTAGAATCTTCTTTAGGCAAGACAAGACGTGCTAGACGGTAAACCTGAGTTGAGGCATCTTTTGCCATAACATCAAATACATCATCTTTGAACATAGGTGCAATGTTGAACTTAGCCTTAAATCTATCTAGGCGTTGTCCAATCGCAGCAGATGGCTCACGAAGAAAACTTTTTCTATTAGAAAGTTCTTTAACTCTTGCACCAATTGCTTGACCTTCTTCAGATACCTTTTTACGGATTCCATCTGTATCAGATAGGGCGCCATATAGGTCATCCATAATACGTGGAGCGTAGCGATCAAGGCTAATATACTTATTAGCAGTAGTAATTGTTTTGATGCGAGCTTGGCGAGTTGCATCTAAACGTGGAAGAATCACACGCTTGCGACCAACTGCTCCCTTGAGCATATTGACTGCTTCTTCTGTATTCAAAAGAAAAGCCTTTGCTGAGTTAGCATCGACAACTTCTGACTTCTGAAGAACTCTAATTACTTCTGGACCAAACTCAGGAGCTAGGATCTTTAATCTATCTCTAGCAGCAACTAATTCTTTTGGATTACCACGTGCCTTTTGTACTTTAGTGTAGGTATCTAGGACAGCGCCGTACTCATCCCAGAAAGCAACGGTCTGTGGCTTAGCAAAGTAGTCAGCTACTTTATCGCCTTTAGCCATTACATCTAGTGAGTACTTGCTAATTGTGTACAAAGACTTTATCTTTGAAGCAACAACAAGTGGATCTGCAAACAAACGGAAAGCAGTATCTGTTGTTCCTGATACTAACCCGTATACAAAGCCATTCTTTTCAAGAGCCTCAGGAAGAATAGCGTTAGCCAACTGGCGTCCTGGTGAGAATTTAGCTCTATCTACTTCAGCAAGAGTGTCATTGAATAACCCACGAGCCTGCTCAATATCTGTAACACCTTCGATTACGGTGTTGTTAGGATCTGCCAACATAATATACTTACGTTGTTCAGGTGTAGCAGTTGCAAGCAACTTACCAACATCTTCACCGGACTTAATACGCATAGCAATATCTACTGCGTCTTGTCCAAACTTAGCCTTAGCCTTTTCGATACGGCCTTCGTTGTAAACCTTATCGCCTTTATCGTTTGCTTTATCCCAAGCAAATCCAATTTGTCCTTGAGACAAAGGAATAGCAGCGGCACGATATGTACGAGTTGCTAGATCAGATAATTCTATAGCGCCCTTAAAGGCAAGCGTAATTGGATTGTATGCAAAAGCAGTACCTAGCCATCCACGAGATGGCTTTGTAAGTGGGTCTTCTGTACCAAACTTCTTAACTAGATCTTCTTGCTGATCTGTTGGAAGTTTAGAAAACTTTGCTTGAGCAGCAGTAGGTGGGAGGTTAGATAGTTCCTTATGAACAAAAAGAGCCTTGACAAGATCGTCAACTTGCTTCTTTGGTTCACCCTGTAAATTCGCAGCTAGCGCTGCTGCTTTAATATTTTCAGCCATTAGTTACCTTGCGATAATGCTTCTTGATACAACACTGCTATTTCTCCAGTAGTATCGTATGGAAGCATTGCCGCTAAAGAATCTGATAACTTAACTGTATTTTTCTGCATCATTAAAACTGATGAACCTGGACCAGGTCCCATATCAATGCCTGCTGTAATTGGTTCTCCTGGACGCTGTGTAGGTGCGTTCAAAGGAGTAATTGAAGCCTGTGATAGGTCTTCACGAAACTTAGATGGTGCTTGACCTTTAACATCAGGTGTAGTTCCAAGCGGAGCGCCAGACTTAAGAGCCTGCGTCTCAACACCTTCACCGTAACCTGTAGATCCCATAGTTAGCTTGTCGCTGCGTACAGCGTACTTGCCTGGACCTGATGCACCTGCTAATGGATTCATTGGCTCAGCCATCACTTGTCCTCCTCTAAAGTTTCTAAATCGTTTGCCATATCTTCCCAAGCCTTATTAACTTTGGTTTGGTGATTAGCGTGATAAATCGAAAGTTCATAAATTTCTGACATAAATGTCTCTACTGTTTGTGTGAGGTTGTAGAGAAAACCAATAATAATTACAAGAAAATCTGTCCGGCGTACAGGGCGAGGAATCCTATCGTTATCGTTCAACACCCTGTACACCTTTCAGTAATTAAGCCTTCTTGCCTTTGCGAGCTGTTCCGGCATAACCGAAGTCAACTTTACCGCCTTTGACTGATCCTGCCTTTGTGTCAACCTTAATTGGTTGTACTGGAGCTGGAGCGTGTGATCCTTTGTTCATATGTGCACCTCCTTCGGTTACGCTGCGCCGGTGATACCGGCTAGTAGTGACGCTATATCGGGTTTTTGACCAGCAGCAGGGGCCTGACCACCTTGTTCTGGTGTAGGTTGCGCTGAGGCTGGGGCGGGGGCCGCACCTGCCGCTGGAAGTTCAGGTCCACCCGGCATAGCCATTTCAGGTGCAGGTGGTGGAGGTTCTGGAGCAAATGCTTTTTCAACAACTGTCTCCAGTGATAATCCTTTTTGACGTCCCTTAATTACTTCTGCAATACGAGAAACAATTAGAGATGGGTCTTGGCCTTGCGCCGCGAGCGCTGGGATAGCCTGTGCGTATTGAGCCACTGAGACACGAAGAGCATCACGCATTTCTTCAATATCAACACGTTGTTCCTCCTGAGTTACATTGAGGTCCATTGGGATTTCACGACGTACATAGTCACGAGATACTAACTTGTCAGAGCGCATCTGTAGCAATGCAATGATTGCACGTGATGGGTCCATACCAGACATAATGCCGTAACGAACATCTACGCCGTACTCGCCTTTAATATCACGAGATGGTGTGTACTTAAGCAAATAAGGTGTTCCATCTTCTGAACCCTTGATTGTCTTTTGTACGTTATAGAATAATTTTTCGTCTACTTCAAAGCAGAGCCCAATAAGATCACTGAACATTCTAGCAAATTGGGCTTGAGCTGATTTGATTTGAGTATCAAAACCAGCTTGCAGTTCTTGAACGCCACGACCAGTAATAACACTTGCACTGGTATTTCCGGATCTGGTTTCAGGATAACGAGCCCCAAGCCGTAGTTCACGCTCTAGCACTCCTGACTCTGTAAAGACTCCTGGTGGTAGATCTAAGCCTACACGACGGATGTTCTGTGGCTGAGATGAACGCATAATTGAATCTGGACCAAGAGCAAGTTCTTGCACATCTTGTGGAATAGCAATAGGTGCTTGGATAGATTTTTCTGCGGCCTGAATCTGGAGAATTGCAAAGCGAGCACGAGCGAGTTGGACTGCCAACACATCGTCATATTGACCACGTGCTTGACCGTCAAGAGAAGGACGTTGAGCTGCAACAACCATACACTTACCTAATTGGTTAGGTGTACGTACTAATGTTAAGTTCTTACGTTCTGGTAAGTAGATAAGGTCTTGGTCCTTATCGTGGTAGCGCACCATAGTGATGTATGGGCTACCTGGTTGGTAATTGTTCTTACCTAAGATTGCATCGGCAAACTCTGGGTACTGAGCACATAGTGTTTCAGTATCAGTTTGTAGGACTTGAGTAGTAGAGATTATGCGACCAAAGCGGTCCATCTCTGGGTATAGACCCCACGGATTAAGTATGCGGATACGTGGGTTGTTGGAGTCATAATCCATCTCCACCATACCTGCAACCATACCGTAGGTGTTGTACCAGTCAGCACCTTCGTACATCTGAAGCTGTAGTTCAGATAATGAAACATAAAAGTTTGCAATGCGGGTGCGAGTATCTGCGGCTTTACGTGCAGAGTCTGACACCATATTTGTAGCTGAGCAGTTAAACGAAGGCAGAGGTGCCATCGCTTCTGCTAAGTCACGTGCTGCCACGTCAATAAAGTTGGCAACTAATGGCTTTGGGTAGTCCTCGGAGAACATCGAAGGATAGACCTTTGATAGATCTCCTTGACGCACCGAAAGAACATCACGCATACGTTGGTCACGTGCAGCGTATTTGGTCTGCAGTCGACCTAACTTATCGTTTACTTCTTTTGGTGTTAACACTTAGTTGTCCTTACTTCTTTTTAGATGCTTTTAATTTAGCAATAGTCTTTTTGTCGTTGTAACCCTTAAGAATCACATCGGCATCTGAAGGTAGCTTTTTGTTTCTGCTTGGAGGTGTCTGACCTTTATCAAGATAATCATTAAGACCTTTTGGCTTTGGCTTAGCTGTAG